AAAATCTCATCAAATTTTGATGCCATCTGTATTTTTCTCTTGACTTACACTTGACAATACATTATATTTATACTGTAACCATTGAAAGGATGTAAACTAATGATTAAATCATTTCTACCTGTCTTACAAGGGAGAGTGGATAAACTGAAGGCAAGTCTGAAAGAAGAATTGTCTCTTGCTAAGTCTGAACGTCGTAAGGATGTAATCAAGTCTCAGATCAAGGAAGCAAAGAAACTTCAGAAAGCAATCAAAGAAGCTGCTGGTGACTCGGATACTTGCCCACACTGTGGAGGTATTCTATGAGTTGATACCCATATCCTTCTCTGTAAGCACCTTAAACTCCCACATACGGTCATTACAGTATTCTGTTGCTGCATCCCACTTTGCTTGGTTGACAGCATAAGTCACAACCTCATTAATATATTTTTTTGTTTGACGCGCTCTGACCTTGGGTGCGTTTTTTTGATTCTCAGGTTTGACCTCTATCATGAGAGTCTTTGTCTTACCATCTCTCTGTCTGACGTTGATAACAAAGTCAGGATAGTATCTATGGTATCGACCATCAATAGGGCTTTTGTATGGTATGATAACTTCCTCACTCGCCCACCATAGAACGTTTTCATTTAAATCAAAATAATTCATACACCGTGCTTCCCATGAAGAACGATATACTATCTTGGACGCATCACCCTTGTACTTTTTTGGAAAGCGAGGTCTATATTTGCCTGAGTATGCCATATAAATAAGTAAAATAGTTTCTAATCAAAGGAATATTTATATGCCAGGCGATTACACAATGTCTGCTAGTGAGAATAGCAGAACGTTCTACGTCTTTCCAGCAGACATAGAAAATCACAATCAGTTCATGCATTTCAGAATATCAAAGCAATATCGCTTTGGTAGGCAGAAGGTTGAGGAAAAGGACACATACGCAACAATCACTTTGCCTGTCCCCTTACAACTTCAAACATCATATGCAGCACAGTATAATAGTCAATCTCTTGGTTTAATTGGATCTGCTGCCGCGAATGAGATGGCAGGCGTCAGCCCAGAAGGTGCGATAGATAGACTTAAAAGCATTGCCGGTAGAGTTGCCGACATAAGCGCAGATGACGTAAAAGATGCTGCGACTAATCTCGGTTTATACTATGCACCAGAAGTTGCCACTGTTGTAACTGGTGCTGTTAGCGCCTCGCTAAGTGGTCCTGTTGGTTTAGCTGCTGGTGCTGCGATGAACCAGGCAGCTAAAGGCGCACAAGCAGGATTGGGTGTTGCTCGTAATCCATATCTAGCAGCAGTGTTTGAAGGAGTTAATTTTAAATCACATAATTTTAGTTTTACACTAACGCCTCGTAGTCAGTATGAGTCAGAAACATTACAAGGTATTATTGGTATATTCAGAAATGCGATGCTACCTACTATGAGTAAACTCAGATACTATTATGATTATCCAAAACAGTTTGGTATTACATTTATGGATGAGTCATTTTTATTTGATATTAAAACATCTGTTCTTACACAGTTTGATGTCAACTATCATAGTAAAGGTCCATCATATCATAACGTAAGTGGAAAGAAAGCACCTGTAGAAGTAACACTGAATATGAACTTCTTAGAAACTGTTGTTCGTACATCTGGTGATGAGGGTTCTACACAAAAAGATGCATATCCAAAAGATAAGTTAATGCCTGTTAAAACCCAAGCGGAAGGCCTTTCGGGAGTGACATAATGGCTTATATGTTCAAACCTTTTCCACAAGTTTTATATGATATTAAAAAGAACGGTAAACTCGAAACCGTCACTAACATCATGCTTAGATTTAAAATTACTGAGGTGCTACAGAGTCGTGAGACTTCATTCGTGGAATATACAGTTCCAGATGGTAATAGACCCGACAATGTTGCATTCTCTTTATATGGTGACCCAACGCTGAGTTGGTTAATTCTTATGACAAATAATATTGTTGACCCGCTGTTTGAGTGGCCACTGGGTGTAAAAGATTTCGAAAATTACCTTAGAGGTAAGTATGGTAGTCTGTCTGCTGCTCACTCCACAGTTCATGAATATCGTAAAATTTTAAATAAGCAATCCGTTTTATTTGATGGCACAGTTGTCCCAAGAAGAACTTTGGTCGTTGATGAAACAACTTACAATACATTAAGTGAACCCGATAGAGAATCCATCTCAAAATATCAGTATGAAGATGAGTTGAATAATGATCGTAGGAATATTTTATATATTCCATCCAGTAAAGTTTCTAGTATTCTATCAGACATAGAAGATATATTTGAGTAATGACACAAGCTGACGTACAATATCTTGTCGATAATATAAATTTACAGGCGGCAATACTGCAAAGTTCTGATGGCACATCTGTGAACATTTCCAAGATGATTACCGACTTTACAATCACAGAAAACATCTTTTCAAAATGTATTACAGGAAGTGTATCTATCGTTGACAGTCTGGCACTGATTGATAAGTTACCTATCATCGGAGAAGAATTTTTTACTATTCGATTTAAAACGCCGGGTGATGATTTTAAATTTATTACTAAAACATTTTCCGTATATGATGTGAGTGGTAGGAAAAGAGCTGACAAGACATTAGAGCATTATACTTTGAACCTAGTTTCATTAGAGGGTATCGTTGATGTAATGACGAACTTTGATGAAAACTATACAGACCTGAGATACGATCAGATTGTTGATAAGGTATACAACGACTACATCTATAAGTCTACAAAGAAAACGGAATTTAATTCACAGAAAATAAACTACATTGATATTCAAGCAAAGAAAAAAGAATTAAGAACAATTGAAACAAAGAACCTTCAGTCTATCCTGTGTAATGGTGAGTCTCCCTTTGACTTCATTCAAATATGCACAGACAAGTCACAATCTGTAGGATATCCAGATAGTGATTTTATTTTCTATGAAGACAAAGACAAATTCAATTTTGTACCTATCAGTTACTTGTTAGAGCAAGAACCTGTAAATACTTTTAGATTTGGTGATTATGGTATGGCAGAAGATGCTAAGGCTGTACAAGCAAAAGAGTATAGATATAATGTTCTGTCACAACTAGAATATAACAAAGGACCGAATACGATTGAGGCAAGTGGTAGTGGATTGTATGGAAGTAGTATTGATGCTATTGATTTGATTACAAAACGTTTTACTAATACAACTAGCAACTATGTTGACATACAAGAAAGTAAAAGTAAATTTAAAAACCTAGATGGCAATTCATTAATCAGTAAGAGATCAATATTCAGTGGTGATGATGGGTCTGCACATAGTCAGTTTCTTGTTGGTAATATTTTTAAAGGCAACTTCACAGACGTTAAATACTTGAAGGATAGAATTAATAAAAATAATGATAGATATGTATACTATCATGATGATAGATTTAGAACGATGGGTAGAACAGTTTCTAAGTTTTCGCAACTCAATAACTATTCACTTAGTATTGCAATACCCAGTAATACAAATCTATTAGCAGGAAACGTCATTAATATTGAAATGCCTAATGTCGCGAGTGAAGAGAAAGAGAAAGCCTCTTTTCAGTATTTGTTTGGCAGAGATAAGGAAAGCAAATTTTTAATTACATCTGTTACACATAACTTCATTGGTACTGAGGGTAGATTCTATACAATACTAAATGTTTGTAAAGATAGTTACTTTGTCAATGTCGATAAAAATTATAGTGGTAAAATGAAAAATGAATAAACTACAAAACAACTTCTTCGGAATGAACATGGTATTCTTCTTCGGTGTAATTGAAGATCGTAACGATCCACTGAAGATGGGCAGGGTCCGTGTCAGATGTTTTTCGTGGCATACAAATGATAAAACTAAACTGCCAACTGATGCATTGCCATGGGCGCAATGTATGCAACCTGTAACCTCTGCTGCACTTAGTGGTATCGGTCGTTCTGCCACTGGTCTTGTAGAGGGGTCGTGGGTTGTTGGTTTCTTTCTTGATGGAGAGACAGCACAGAAGCCCATGGTTATGGGTTCGATTGCTGGTATTCCCACTGAGTTACCAGACAAGAGTTTAGGGTTCAACAATACAACAAATACATATCCTGATTTAATCAATGAACCAGATTTACCTAGACCTGCGCGCGGTGAGTTGGAAGCAAATCTAAATGTGAATGACGGTATCTTACCAACCAAACTATCCCAAAGACCAGCGCGAGATACACACTACGAAACAAAGATAGCAGGAAGGGCTGCGTTAGGTGCAGTTCCTACAGCGGTCGCACCTTCCGTTACTGGTTTCCCAGATAAAGGCAGTGCAGATTATGTAACAGATGAAGGTGAAGTGCCATATTGGTATGAACCTAATCCAAGATATGGTGGCGAGTCTGATGGTGTATATGAATCTGGTGGTGTATCTGTTTATCCCATGAATCATGTCAATGTGTCCGAGAGTGGTCATGTACATGAGATTGATGACACACCAAATGCGGAGAGACTACATGAGTTTCACAAGTCAGGCTCATTCGTAGAAACTCAACAGGACGGCACTAAGATCACTAAGGTTGTTGGTAAAGACTATCACGTTGTGATTGAGGACAGGAATGTTTTTATCAAAGGAAATATGTCAGTAACAGTCAGTGGTAACGCAAAGATGTATGTCCAAGGAGATCAATATATTGAGGTCGAGGGGGACCAATATGTGACTGTTCGTGGTGACCGAGTTACTAAAATCCAAGGTAGTGATATCAAAGAAGTCGTATCAGATAAAAGCACAAATATTAATGGTAATAAATTTGAGCGTGTTGGCGGTAATCGTGATGAACAGATTCAACAAAATCACACAGAAAAGGTCCAGGGTAATTACAGTTCAACCATCAATGCGAACAATACAAGTATTATCTCCGGCAACCAAGCAGAACAAATAACCGGCACTCTCACATCTGCATCTGGTGGTAATATGTCTATTGGTACAGCGAGCAAACTTGATGTTGGTGCTACAGATACTGCCGTAATCAAATCAACTAATTCTATGAGAATTTCTTCGTCTGCTTCTACAATGTCTATTAATTCTAATACAGCTATGAATATTGAATCATCGCATGACGATATTACTATCAAGTCTTCCGATAGTGGTAAGATTGATCTAAACCCAGCATAGGAGATTTAAATGAGTTGTAGTACAGACGTAGGATTACAGGCACTAAAGGCACTTGAGAATAATGTTAAGTCTCAATTGGCAGGTCTTGCTGCCGGCACAGGTGGACTTACTAATAA